TTTATTTTCGCAGTTTTTGCGCCGGGAATGATTGCACTTGCTTTTTTGATCGCCGCAAGCGGTGATATGTCTTTTATGTACATTGTATCGCCCGTATCGATGTTTTTGACAGCAAATATCATTTCCCGAACTCCTTTCTATACGCAGAAACCGCATCATTGATGAACTTTCTCGCCGTTGGCGATGCGGTGAACAAAGCATCAATCGCATTATACGTTTCCGGGTATTTCTCTTTCATTTTGTCCGGGTGTCTGATGTAAACGCTTACGCTGGTTGCAAAGGCTTCTTCCGGGTTATACTCGCCATAAACGCCATCGAACGCCATTAACCGCATATTGTACCGACCAAGAATGTTTCCCGGATTGTACATGATCATCTGCTGAAGTTCCGGCGAGAAGTTTGCAAGCTGGTGACCGAGTTCGTGCGTTATGATGAACTCCCAATCATCGCCAAGACCGTTGTTTCGGATGTTTATTATGCCTGCGCCGTTCGCATCTGCCATCCACCCTTCGCCCTTTGGTGCAATCTTGTTATATTGGATGGTTGCGCCGGAATAATCGTGCTTGATTGCGAACGATTCAGCACCGCCCGGATTTGCTTCTTTCCATTCGCTGATTTTCTTGCCGCCGCCAAGCGTGGCAAACACTTCATCCAGATTGAAACCGCCAGCCATAAACTCTTCCTGCTGTTTTTCGCCAAGGTTCATCCAAAATTCGACCTTATCCCTTGCGGTTTCTGCCGCCTTCCTAAATTGCTCAATCGGTGGCGTTTCCGGCTGAACCTCGCCCCGTGCCTTTTTGCCCTTCTTCCATTCCTCATAGGATTGCCCGTCAATGGTCACGCCCTCGCCGTATTTCCGGGAATAATCCTCATATTTCGGGTAGATCGTGACCATTGTGCAACGGCAGTTAAACACATTCGCCGCATCAGCTTCGGGGTCTTTCGGGTATCGGATGTCCCCCAACTCGCTTTTGAACGGCTTATCAAACGGCACTTCCTGCCCGTCCAGATCACGGTGGGCATCACGGGTCTTGCTGTCATGGGCGGCAAGCCAGCGTTTATGCACCACTATGCCCATTGCGGCGGCATCTTCCATCTGTTGCTGTCTGCCAGCACTCTGCGCCGCACCGAGGGCGGTTCTTGCAAACATCCGCATCTTGGATTCGTTGCTGGTTGCCAATTCACTACACAGACGGGTGGTGATCTCCGGGATGCCCTCGCCTTGGATGATCCCTTGACGAACGATATTATTCACCCGGTTGTAATTCCAGATGTAATCCTTTTCTTCGTCAATCTTCCATTCCGGCAGAAGTTGGGGATCGTCCGTCATCAGACGGGCAACGGATTCCGCATTGTACAGGTTGAATGATACGTTGATCGCCTTTTCTGCCTGCCATGCGTTGAAATTATAGTTTTCGGCGAACACATCAAACCGTGAATTGTTGATGATGTTCATGGTCTGATTGTTGGCATCGTGCATGACCTTGCACACCTGCCGGAGATTCGCCTGCCATTGGTTGCGGATGAACACCTGCCCGGTCAGCCAATCCTGATAGTCCTGCTTTGTGATCTTTCCTGCGGCAAGCTGGTCTTTCTTGCGCTGGTTTTCCCGTGCGTGGCGTTTTTCAAAGTCGGCGAGTTTCTTTTTGAGTTCTGCCTGCGCCGTGCGGAAGGTCTTGCGGAGTTCACGGTTCACGGCAGATATTTTCTTTTCAGAATACCGTTCACCGTAATCCATGCGTTATTCCTCCATCTGGTTCATCATCTGCACGGTTGCCGCCATTTCTGCCTGTTTCCGTGCCATGACCTCCATGACCTCATCCGGGGTGAGGAAAGGCAGTTTCTTCAGCAAGGTTTCATCATCCAGCTTATCAGCCGCCAACATGACGGTTTCGGTCTGCTCTTTGAGGTTGCTCACCTTGTTGCGGTGGAAAATGGGCGTGTCCTCAATGCCCAGAAGGGTCAAAATGCCCTGTACCGCTTGGATGATCTGGAACTCAAAGTCATCAGCTTCATCGTCCATGCTCTGGTAAGCGGCATCGATATGGTCATTGGTTGCGCCTGCGGCAACGGTGTGGACATCCAAAGCACCGTAATCCTCGTAAATCTGCGCCCGTATACGGGTCAGAAGGGCTTCTGTTGCCGCAACCGGGATTTCCTGCGTGTGCGGCGTTACGGGGCTATTATCGGTGTCAGCAACGGCAATGTGCTGAAGTTTCAGCCGATCCCGGAACCTGATAATGTCATCATCGGTCATGCCCATTGCGCCGCTGATAATCCAATAGATTTCGGCGCAATCCTGCACCGTGTCAGCAAAGCCGGAATTAACGAGATCGTACACATCGATCTTGCCCCTCATGCCGACAAGATCGCTCTGGTGGTGCTTATTGCCCCACAGCGGCACAATCGGAATGTCCGAATAGTTTGTATACCCGGTCAGCACATCCCCGTCCGCTTCGGTGTGTTCAAAGTTCGCCACATATCCCCGTAACGGCTCGACTTCCACCAAATCAAGCCCACGGCTACCCGGTTTCGTGCGGTACTTGGTATATCCTTCCGGCTCATAAACCACAACGGTCACAGGGCGTTCGCCCCAATCAAGTGACCAGAAGCGGAAACCAGCCTTCAGCCGCCCATTTTCTTCATCGTACAGGGGCACGAACTCGGTCAGTTTGAAGAAATCAGCCCTGTCAAGGTTCCACATGAGGAAGGAACACCCGTGAATCAGAGCCGCATGAGCCGCCAGAAACAGCGTGGTGTCGAACGTTTTGCCGAGCCGTTCTTTCACGGCATCCACGGTCACCGTCTGCCCGTCCACCACTTTCTTTTCTGCGCTGGGGAAGGACACACCGTTGCCGAGGGAATAAGCGCAACGCTGTGTGGTCAGCTTATGGAAAAAGTTGCTTGCCATCTTGCTGTTGGTTGCCGTGAAGTCAACAACCTTCTGCCCGGTTGCCGTATAAAGCATTTTCACGAACTCCATGATGGTCACATTGCGTTCGGCTTCGTATTCATCGGCATCAAGGGCAATTCGGTATTTTTTGCTGGAACGGTGTTCATCAATCGCCGCCCGGATGAAGTCGAGCGTTTCGCCCTTCTGCTTGGCTTCTAACCAATCCTGATAAGTCTTGATAAGGATCACACCCTTTCGTTTAGCTTGTCCAATGTATTTTTCAATTGGTTTATCTCAAGCGAAAGGATAGATGCTTTAACCCTTTCCCTGTCGATCTGTTCATTCACCCGTTCTTCAAGTTCCTCTTCTGTCGGCATCTTACACACCCCCGAACGGTGAAATGTACTTCGTGCTGTCCCGTGGATCGAAATATCTGCACAAACAGGCGGCACTATCCGGGGCATCATCGTGTTCTGCCTGTTCGGTATAAGCCATGATCTGTTCAATATAGGCTTTGTCCGTGCCTTCCAGCCATACGATGTTTTTCCACCACTTCCGCAAGAACGTTGCGATTTTCATAAACTTGTTCTGGTGTTCATCGTAAAGCCGCACGGCATCGCCCATGCGCTTCAGTTCCTTTCCGACAAACCCCTTGTCTGCGTTCTTCTCCATGAGGATAGGAGCGCACCGCAACCGCCGTGCTTCGGACGAGTAAAAGCCCATCAGCGTATCAATATGGGCGTTCCGCAACCTGCCGAACATATAGATTGTGTCCCCGTCACGCCTTGCACAAGTGAGTGCTGAAGCATCCGACCCACCATAGGCGGCATCGATGTGCGCTACACCGTTGTACAGTAGCGTGGCATCGTTCGTGTACTGCGGATATGTGGTGAACAATGCGCCCTCACTCGCCGCCCACATCCCTTTGATGTACCGATCATAGAGAACCGTCCCGGCGTACTCTTTCTTCAGTTCGGCAACGAAGGACGGATCAAGGAACGTGTTGTCATCGATTTCATACTGCTGATAGAATACATCCGCATCCGAATCGATGAACGTTTTCAGCCAATGCAACGGGTCTTTCGGGTTCAGAGTACCGTCAAAGCATGAATAAGGCTTGTCCAGACGGGATTTCAGCAGGTCAAAGACTTCTGGTGACCAATCAGCCATTTCATCGCCGTATGCGTACTTGATCGAAGCACCACGCAGGCGGCTCACCTGTGAAACCTTCTCCGCACCGAGCGCATAGCACTTTTCCCCGAACAGCCAAACGGTGTTATCGCTGGACACGTTGCCGATCAACGTATCACCGTAGACCTCACGCATCGGGGTCAATACGTTTCGTTCGATGGTGGACTTGGTAACGCCGAGGATGACCGTCAGACCTTCCTTCCCGGCTCGTTCCCGAATCCGCATCGGGATAATCCAGCGATAATCCATGTACGTTTTCCCGGAACGGGGTGCGCCGCCTTTGATGTTCCATCGG